TCTGCCTCGAGCAATAGCATCTTGCTTTGCAGTTTCGACCGCTTGTGCTTCAGTAATCGGTTGGGCTGTTTGGGGTTGTGCTGGTGGCTGAGCGATGGATAGCGTATAAAATGAAAGTAGGATAAAAATTGATAAGATAAATTTTTTCATTGGAGTGCCTTTTTACAAAAAAGTTATTCGGATATGGATCGGTTACAACGGTCACTGATATCGATGTTGGTCAGCCGGTAATACTTATTAGCAAATTTTAGACAGTCGCGCTTTGCAAATCCATAGGCTACTTTTACATCATCCAAACATGATTGCATACAGCATTCTTTTATATTATCTTCCAGATATTTGAGTTCTTCAACCGTAGCATTCACCTCTGATAAGTATAAAGGTATCCAGGCACCACCTATATACCCAGAATCTAGACAGAATAAATTCGGGTCATCTCTATGGAATGTCTCATGCTCAAATAACGCATTTCTCACTATAGCATAGGCTTGCGGGTCAAGCCTAGTATCCACCCAAACACAAACTTGCTTTGCGCCAGCTTGATTACAGGCGACTCGCCCGGTAAGGTCGTTTTCTGGCGGAAGTATCGGACACAGATTCCCATTAGCGGGAGTGGGTTGAGGGGTACAGCATTCCTCTGGACGTTGGAATCCTTGTTCTGCGGCTTGTTCACAGGTCATCTGGCTCCAGCAGCCTTCATCTACTGCATGTCCAACCACCGCCTCAACCGTAGTATGAAATGTTCCCTTAGGGCAGAATACGGTCATGCCAAAACTGACTGAGGAAGGGTTAGGATGCTCCATAAAGCATTTGACGGATAAGCCGACCATGGGTAAAGTTGGTGGAAAAGTATGTTCACCCGTGGCATAAGAACCATAGGTGGGACTTTGTTTGCACAGGTTTGAAACAGAGTCTATTGCTCTTGTTAGAAGATCGCTATAGTCAGAAACGCGAGTCCAATATTTTTCCTGCGCAAATGCCGGTATTGCCATTAACAAACACAAACCTCCTGCCAACAGGTGTTTGAGCCATCTTTTTTTAACCATCACATTTCCTTTCTGATTGAGCTATTAAAGATTTAAGTATCAGCGGGCTTGGGATAGATAAGGGAACAGAGAATGGGGGGCATGTAAAACGCCATCCCAAATTACGGGGCTGCCACAGCCAAGGAGATTCAATATCAGCCCTTTTTTAACGATGGCATCCATCATGTTCTGCTCCTTTGCTTTCAACTTAAAACAATGTATTCAGTCACAATGACCCGTCCAGGCCCGCCAATGCCCCCGGTAGTTACAGGCCCTGCGCCTGATACAGCTGCACCACTGCCACCGGCACCTACGCCATACGCGTTATCGCCATTCTGGTACAGACCAGCCCCCAGAATACGTGGATGACCACCAGCGCCGTAAAACGAATTGGCACCGTACCCAGATACACCAATCACGGCAGAAGGCCACCAGCCCACGCCGCCACGGTTGCCATGTCCTCCCAGTTGCCCCGCAACAATGGCCCCGCCAATACCGCCGCTGGCTCCGCCCGATGTGCCAATGGCACCACCGGCACCGCCGCCGCCACCACTGGCAACCACCAGAGAACCAAAACTGGATGTTCCACCACCGGAACCCGACGGCCCAGCCGCACCGACCGTGATCGCCACAGAATCAGGGATATCCGCAGCAGGCAGCAGTGAATAGGCATAAGCACCAGAACCACCGCCACCACCAATACAGGCATTCCCTGCCACCGCCTGCACCTGTCCACCGCCGCCACCAGCTCCCAACGCCTCAATATGGGCATACAGCAGGCCAGGCGTTTTGGTATACACCATAGAAGAAACATAGACAATACGGCGCATGACCAGCTTAAGCGCACGTTCCCAGCCGTCCGCGTCGGCATCGCCGGGGTGCGTGGTGTTCCAATCCAGCAGGTTTTTATACAGCACGCCGCTAGCATCGGCCACAATTTCACCGAGCCTGTAACCGCTGATCTTGCGCGCTGCCAGCACGGTTGCCGGGGTCATCAATACATTACCATCCAGCAGGCCCGCCTGTGCCTCTGCAACCGTTGCCAGCCGGCCTATGCCCTCAATAGTGGTGGTTGCCTTCACCAGCTTTTTATCAATGACATATTTCAACAGGGCCGGCGTAATCGCCACATTGCTGGCAATGGTGCCAGCGAGCGCTTCTTCTTCGGTCGATAACCGCACCACGCCATAAACATCAGTGGTCGCTGGCGGGTTGATGAATTCCATATCACCAAAGCTGATATTTTCAACAGAAAGGCCCGCGTCCACCAGCATCAAATCAAGCTGTAGCAGCATCACCGCCTGTTGTGATTTTTCAATGATCGGATCCGCCTGCGCATACACGCCCAGCAATACCCCGTTATCCAGATACAGGCCAAAACCGCGCACTGTGAAGGTGTCGGCACTGTTGTCCATCACGATTGAATGAATCAAAAACGGATTCAAAGGTTTGCCGGCAATGCTGGTAATGCGCTTGGTTTCGTCGGGTAGCGCCATCATGGCAGGGTCAAACGTAAACGCCGTGGCGGTAATGCCAACAGACACCACCACACGTGCGGCGGTGCCGTTCTGTTCATCGTTGATGAGGGCAGCGCGCCCGGCATCGGTCAGGTTCAAAATCATAGGCATGGTGCAATCCTTTATTCCATGTTCATCACCAGCCGGCGCGCTACCACGCAACGCGCGGCCGCTACGGTGCCCATGCTGCCGCCGGCAGTGAGTCCTTGCGTTACCGTGTAATGGCTGCGAACCGGCTTGGTGCGGTTAATGTCGTCTATGACACTCTCAATAAATTCGGCGCTGGCGGCCTGCCCATCCTCGCCCGATAAATTGAGTGTGAGTTCAAACGTGTGCGGGGTTTTAGGCGGGTCATACTCCCACCATTCCTTGATAATGAAATTGCCGCCATAGCTTTGCAGCACGCGCCGCACGCTGCCCACGGTACCGCGCTTCCTGGCGATTTCAATGGCGCTTTTAATCCGGGCACGTTTCACGCCCTCCGGCCAGTTGCTGTCCCAGGTTTCCAGCGCAAACGTCCACGCCAGCCACGGCAGCAGTTCCACCGGGCAGGCGTCAGGGTTCCATAGTGCGCGGCAAACGTCGCGCGGCAGGGTGTCAAATTCTTCGAGTATGGCGCGCAGCAGAGCACGCTCTAAGGCGGTGGCGTTGGGCGGTAACAGGTTGTGCCATAACCCTGCGCTGGTGTTGCTGGTGTCATTCATGGTTGCCCCGCTGAATTGGTGCCATCTGTTGTAACCAGATTGAGTTCGATGCCGCTGCACCAGGGGGCCTGGTTTTGTTCAATCAACACGTCGGCCGCGGGGCTGGTCAACCTGACCAGTTCCACGCCGGCAATGTGCAGCGCTGCATAGATGCCGCTAATGGGCACCATGCCGCCGATCTTGCGCTGATCTTGGGCATAGGCCTCGGCGTTTTTTTGGCATTGTTCAAGTACCAGATTTTTATCAGGCCCCTCAAGCATGTAAATATCGGCCTTGATTTCATAGGGCACAATCTCGGCGCTTTGCACGCTCAGGCGGTCAGTGAGCGGCCGCACATCTTCATCACTGAGCGCAGCGGTTACAACGTCGATGAGCTCAACGCTGGCCGCTCCGCTGCCTTCATGGCTTAACAGCGTCACCACCACGTCGCCGGGGTTGGGGCTGGTAATTTCAGCGTCCAGTACGCGCCCGTCTGCACTCAAGGTGTGAAACAGGTACGCGTCCAGCGGGCCGGCCACGCTAAAGCCTTTGGGCGCGAGCTGAATGCGTCGGCGAAATGCGCTATCTCCCTCCATCACCGCCGGGGTGGGTGGCATGGTGGTATCAATAGCCGGGGTAATCACCAGGCGTTCTACCTGATAAATGGCCCCGAGCTGGTCCAGGTCGCCACTCTGCGCGTAGGCCAGCATCACGGCTTGCGCGTCCTCGTTTTGCTGCTGGCGCAAAATCATCATGACATACGCCACACATTCAAACCATTTGCGCAGCGGGTCGCTTTCAAACTTCACCGCATTGGCCGCATCCGGGTAATACGTTAAAAACCGCGCCAGCACGCGCTCTAAGATGGTTTCATAGTCGTATTGCTTGACCACCTCGGGGGCGGGCAGTTTGCTCATATCAATAATATCGGTGCTGGCCATGGTGGGTTCCTTTAATTGAGTGCAAAGCCGGTAAGCTCATAGGTCTGGTTGCCAATGGTGACGCTGCCGTCTATCGCGGTGCGCAGTTGCCCGGGCGCGTTGCCGCTCAATATTTGCACGCGGGTGAGCTGCAACCGCGGCTCCCAGCGCATCAGCCCGGTAGCGTGTGCAGCCATCAGCCGCACGCGGCGGCTCGGGCTGTCGGGGGCGTCAATCAGGTCAAACACCGCGCTGCCATAGTGGCGGCGCATCACGCGGCTCACAAGCGGCGTGGTGACCACATCGGCCGCACTTTGTTTGAAGTGTTCCAGGTCGGTTATTGCTTGCCCTGTGTTGACGTTGACGCTGTGGTACATTCAAAAACCCCCGGCTAAAAAAATCAATGCAACCAACATGGCAGTGATCATCAGCGATAACAAAACATAAAAATAAGAAGATTCGCTTCCGACAATGTCGGGCCTTCTTTCAGGTGGAGGAGGTGGCGGCATGTTTTCAGATGAATTTTGACGTTGTGACATTTTTAACCCCCGATAAACACGTCTGGGCTGCCAACAGCTACCGCAGCGCCGCACGAGACATCATCACCGACGCGCGCAGCGGGTTTGCCGTTGATGAACACCTTGCTGCTGCCCGAGCTGCATACGCCGTCATGCGTTGAATCACCGCAGGTGTGTGCGGCAAACTTATCACCCACACGCAGCGCGGGCTTGCCGTTGATGAATACGTTGGGGGAGCCCTCAACACTTGGGCGCGGCGGAAAACACCCCTCCCCGGTGCAGTTGTCCCCTTGGCGTGATGCTGCTGGCATGGTGACCTCGCTAATGTTTCAAAAAGGAACTTAACAACCAGCCTTCGGGGTATAGCCAGATTGCCAGGCACCTAAAACCAAAGACAGCAGTCAGCAGCAAAAAGATGAGAAAGGGGGCGCAGAGAAAAATGACGGCCTCGCTATACCCTCCATCTTTTTTTGCTGTTTTTTTGATGCAGACGGCAAAAAATGCAAGCAAAGCACCGGAAATGATGAACCCGATAATACTGAACATCAGTTGCACGCCTAAAAACTGTTGCAAAACCTCAGGCGCTTTAGTCACGGAAAAATTGACAGCCTGTTTCAAATAGTCTGCCAGTAACTTGATAACTTCACCCTTATCCATTGATATGTTCCTTTCGTTGTTGAATCGCATCCTTGAGTGCATTGCGGCCGATCGTGTAGTTGGCGTACACCGTGATGGTGTACACGGCAGTTTCGATCACATCACTCTGCGCGGTGAGCGCATCCACCACCAGGCGAAAGCGGCGCACGTTCTGCGAATTAGCGCGGTAGGCGTACACGTCGACCTGTGGTGCTGGCACAGCGTCCCACTCGCTGACCTGCTGGCTCACCTGGCCCGCGGCCATGAATTCAATTTCAATGGGAAACAGACCGACCCAGTCGGTAATCAGCACATCCAGCAGCAGCGTGTTGCCTTGCTTGCTTGGTGTGATCGTGATGTGGTCTGGCGCACCATCGGGCATTGTCCAGGCGAGGCTCTCAGGTTGTTGTGCTTCTTCGTTTTGACGTTCCACCGTGATGCGCTCAGAAATGTTCGTCAGATGTTCCTGCGAGACCATCAGCGCATCGGCGTCCGGTGCAGGCCAGTCAGCAGGTTCGGGCGTCCATGTGAGTGTCAGATCGTCAGCCATGGCGTTACCCTTCGATCAAGTCAATGCGGCCGGTATTAACTTTGATGTTGTTCTCGGTCATCTCAATGGTGGAGTTACCACAACGCAGCAACAGCTTGCCGCCCTCTGGCACATCAATCACCAGATCATTAGCGCTGCACTCGGGTGCGGGCTGCTCGTCGCTGTTCAGACCCAATAACACGCTGCCAGCCTCTAAATGTCCGCCCGGGGAAAGTACCAGGCATTGTTCGCCGGCGCTGGGTTGCCAGGCGCTTTTAACGTCGCCGGCCCTGAGGTTGAACCAGCGCAGCCAGTCGGTGGTCAGCTCGCCAATGGCAACGCGCACCCGCGGCGGGCGGGCCTGTACCTGTGCCACCACACCATAACGCAACAGATTGCGCAACAGGCGGCTATCGTCAGATGGTTCGGGGGTGTTGTCGTATGCCATACCGGCCATGATGCGGGTATGCGCGCGCGGTTTCAATGGCCTCAGAGTTGGCACGTACATGCACCAACTTTTTAACCCAGTTAACGCTGGGCGCTGAGGTGGTCGATTGTCATATCGCGGATGTCCAGCAGTTGCTGTTCAGTGATGCCAAGCAATTGCCGCGCCGGGTAGGTGATGCGCGGGCCGCCGGGTTGCACCTCATCGGGTAGGCCCTCCTGGTGCGTGGTGGCAATGCGTGCCGCGCGCCCCAGGAAACCCAGCGCAATTTCCTGCGCGTTGGTGCGTAAGTGTAAAAACTTGTTGGTACGCAGTTTGTCAAACATGGTTGAGCGTATTGCGCGGCGGCGCTGTGCGGCTCTTTCGCCCGTTGCCTGCACCTTGCGCGGTTCATACGGGGTGCCGTCCGGGTTGAGCTGTGCGGCGATGCGTTTGGCAGTAGAGCGGCGCAAGTATTGCCCGATGTTGCGCGCCAGGCGTGCGCGCTGCGCGTCGCTTAAACCGCCGATGAGCGGTTGCAGCCAATTGCCAAAGCGGTCCAGGTCGTTGTCGGTCATGGTGTGTTTAGCGCTCGGGGTGTTTGCCTTCGGGCAGGTTCATCAGGTCAGGGCGCTGCGGTTCGTCTGCGGTGTCTATCTTAAACCGCTTGCGCGTGCTGCTTTCCGTCTCGTCAATCAGCTCGGCAATGATGCGCTCCGTCAGTTTCAGCCTGATGGTTAAATCCACTTTGGCCTCGTCAATCACCACCAGATCAAAAGTGATGCCGTTTTGCTGCCAGTCCGGGTTATCCAACAGGTCGGGCTGGTTCGTTTGCAGCCATTCAAAGATAGGGACAATCACCTCTTCGGGGTCGTGGTCAAAGTCTAAAAAAGTGACTTCGAGCGTGTATTGCTGTTCGTAAGAGAAAGAGCCGCCAACCCCCGTGGCTGCGATTTGACCGGTCGTTGCAATCATGACTAAGTGGTCAGGGTCAACTTTCAGCCAGGGGGTGCGGACAATTAAATGCTTTTTAAGCGTAAACGGTTTTTTCATGGGGGGCTGTGTTTGGGTTCGTTTTTAGGTTCACTTGGGGGTTCGCGCTGCTGTTGCAGTTGCGCCAGTGCGGCTTGTGCGGCCTCATAACGCGCTAATAGTTCGTTTCTTTCGATAATGGCCGCATCTCCATCGCGGGCGATACTTGCAAGGTTCGCCACAACCGTTGGCTCAAGTTCGGCTCGCGCGGTGTTGCCAGGTGCGCCGGCAATGCGGGAAGTTGCAGGACCGCCGGCGTGACAATCTGAGGGTTTGACGGGGATGTACACGCGGGAAGTGCCGGCAGCAACGCCAGCCATACGGCGCTCATAATCAGTTTGGACATGGTTCAATTGCTCCTGTGATTGCAGGCTAAGGGCCAGGCCTGAATTGATCAAGTCGGCCTGAGTGTCCAGCACGCGCCGCGTTTCCTGCTGCTGCTGTGCCAGTTGTTGCGCGCGCTCTTCACCCCATTGCTGCATGGCTTTGTCGCGCCCGGATTGATAGCCTTGCAGGTACACCAGCAGCGCCAGCAACAGCACCGCTACTACCGTTACTACCGCTGCCAGCTTGCCGGCGTGGTCTTTTAAAAAGGTTAAAACGATATTGAACATGCACGCCCCTTAAAAAAGGTTTTCCAGGGCTTCGCGCGCCTCGTTGCAATCGTGCAGGCGCTGATTGGCTCCCCACATGCCCGGATTAATGGCGCGCGTGATTTCCCGGATGTTCCAGGCATCGGCCAAAATGTTGCAGTTGCGCGAATGCCAGTACCATGCGGCGGTCAGCGCCGCGTCAGCAGGTTGCCCCACCAGCTCCGGGCGTGCCACATAGGGGCGGTTGCACGCCATCTGTGCGGCCCGGTAGTTGTCTTTAAAGGTCAGGTGCATCAGCCCGCGCCCGCGGTAGCGCCAGCCGTCGCCGCTGTCCGGTGCGCCGTTGCCAAAGCGGTTGGCATAAACCACGTTCGCCAGCGCCTGCGGGTTACGCAGCAGGCTTTGTGCTTGTGCGGGGCTGGTGATGCGCGATTTAAACGTATCCTGTACCACGCTGGCGGTGGTGTAATACAGGTTTTCTTCGAGCTTGGCAAAGTCCACCGATTCGACCCGGCATTGCCCGATAAAGGCCGCCAGTCGCAAGGTGTTATTGATCTGAAAGCGTGCGCAGGCCTGCTGCATCGGCTCTTCAAATGCTTTGGCCTGGGTGGGTTTGATGCCGCACGCAATCAAAACCGTGGTGCTGATTTGGCCGGGTGCAATGGTTGCGGGTGCGTTCATGGCGTGCTGTCCTTTGGCGGTGTGTCAGTAAGTCCGGTGGCGCAACCTTCGCAGGTCACATCACCAGGCGGTGAGGGATACCTGGGGCCCGGCTCCAGGCGGGGGTAGGGTGGCGCGTTATAGCCGGGGTGCTGTTTTTTGAGCTCGTTGATGATTTCCGCAATGTCTTTTTCCTTGCGCCGATCAAGCCACAAGAACACCGCCGCCACCAGCCAGGGCCCGGGAATGGAGCAGACAAACATCACACAGCCGGTGAGCATGAAAAAGCCGGTTTCAGGCGGGAAGCCGGCCTGCTGCGCCATTTCTGAGGCCACGGCAAACAGGTGCGGGAAGCGGTGATAGAGCAACACCAGCGCTGCGGTGCCTAAAATCACCGCGCAGATAAAGCACGCCACCAGGCGGTTGATAATGTCGGCCCATTCGTGGCCCTTGCGCAGGGGCACAAAACGCAGCCCCAGCCAGAATGCAACGGCGCTGGCAAACACCGGAAGCGTGAGCGCAATGCTCTTAATGATCAAAGCGCCGCCCGTGGCGGTCGTGGTGGGTTCACTCATGATATAAGCTCGTTTCGTTTTGGTTGGTGATTTGTTCAGTCCCATAATTGCACCGTCTCCTGTGTGGTTGCGGCCGCTTTGACCACCGGCAAAACAACGGGTGTGCCAACCGGCAGCACTGCGCCAAAGTCAGCCAGGCCATGGTTGAGCGCAAGCACCTGCTCAACCAGGTTAGACGCCAGCATCAAACGACCATACACACGCCAGCAAAGGCGCTCGAGCGTGTCGCCCTGTATGGAACCTGTGGCTTGCACCTGCATGGTGTTGCTGCTGTTGCTGGTGTTGTTTCTGGTTGCGGCCATCAGATTAACTCCACATGCACCTTCTGGTGGCCCGGGTTGTCGTGCTGCAATATCGCGGTAATGGCCCAGCGCTTGTCGCGCCGGGCTTCCTCTATACGCGGGTCCAGCATGTCGGCGCGCTTGTCGCCAGCGCCGGTGGTGTCCATGCTGCGGTATTGCTCCGACAATCTGGCATCTATTTCACTGTAAACGGCGGTTCTGTAGTGAACCAGCAGACCGCTGTCGCCGTCGATGGTTTCAACGGTAGGCACGTCTGCCAGGCTGGCATAACCTTGCGCAAAGCGTGCGGCCTTCCAGCGCGCGAGCTCGTTGTTGACACTCAAAATCGCGCGCCGGGTCAGCTCCACCAGCCGCGTATCGGTCACGCCGGTTGGCACGCGCACCGCTTGCGCCAGGTGCGCCATGTCCACGTCGGGCCACCAGCCGTCGCCGCGCACCGTTTCGGTTTTGGCGGCTTCGGGGCTTGGGCTTGCGTAGGTTCCAGTCAATGCGCTCATGGTGGGGGCTCGGTGGGTGGTCCGTGTTGCAGTGATTAAAAAGAGGTCCGGCGGTGGTCAGGGGTCAACGGGATTTAGCCGACTTGGCTTTCGCCGTTGCCGCCTTTCCCTTACCCTGAGCCGCCGGGGTGCGGGGCACAGTGTCAAGCAATTCGGGTGCCTTCTTCTTCAAAAAGCCCTCGATTTTGCTCATGTCCTTTTTAACGCCCACCGCGTCGTTAAGCGTGGTGGCGCGTTGCAGCTCTGCGAGCGCGGTTTGCGCGACCCTGGGCTCAAGCGTGGCGGTGTCAAAGTCCGAGCGGCCGAGCTTGCCGAGCATGGCATAGGCGTGCGCCTTCAACAGCTTGGCGCGCACCGGGTCGGGCGCATCGTGTTTCTCGGTGAGCTTGAGCACCCGCGCGAGTAGCGCCGCAATGGCCGCATTATCCAAGCCATCGTTATCCGGCCCCACGGATGCGGCCATGCGCCCGCTGAGTGCGGCATTGGTCAGCTCGTCCATGATAAACACCGGTACCGTGCGCACAAACTGGTCGGGCATCGTCAAACCGTGTTTAATCGCATAGGCCGCCAGGTTCAGCGCTTGCGCATAATTGCCCGCGTCCACATGCCAGGCGATCATGGTGGTAAGCACCTCGTCAGCCGCGCCGCTGCCGCCTTTCATCACGCCGGCGACCCAGGGTTCAAAGTCTGCGAGTGCCGCGGCCTTGTAGCGGCCTTTTTCCTCGACGCTCTGAATATCCTTAAGCGTGCGGCGGTGCTCTGCCAGGCGTGCGAGCAGCAGTTCGTATTCGCTGCCACTTGCGCCGCCGTATGGGTTGCTGTTGTCGGCCTGGGCTTTTTCCTGGGCGATGCGCGCGAGCTTGTCGCGCCGCCATTTTTGGGCATTGTTGAGCGCCATGCTTTAACCTCCTTCGGTTCCGCTGCCTGAGCCGCTACCTGAGCCGGCGGCGTCAACCACGTCAATGTTTTCAATCAGCACGCCGCGCTCGTAATCCTCAACCACGTAACCCTCGTTATCGGATTCATAGGTTTCGATGCGGTTGCGCCGCGGGTTGTCCAAAATCGTCATGCGGTGCGAGCCGTCCTGAATGTAAATAGACAGGTTCGACAGCGGCGTAATCAGCATGGAATCAGCCGGGAAAAACGGCACCAGCACCGCTTGCAGGTTGCCCATGCGTTTTTGGCTGATGATCATGTCAGCCGCAATTTTTTCGGTCGGCTGGTTGTGGTTGTTGATCAGCGGGAAGTATTTGTCCAGCAAAATATTTTCCCCGCAGATCACGACAAACTCGGTGCCGTCGCGGTATTTCTGTTGAATATAGGCATGAAACACCGCAAACACCATCGCGTCAATGTTGTTGAAGTCTGCCCCGGTGCCGCCGATCTGGTTGCCGCCTTCCTTGACCTGTGCGGGGGCTATTGTGCGGTATTTTTCCAGCCAGCCGATGTTCAAATCTTCCAGATTCGGGTTAGCTGCAATGTCGGTTTGCACCGCGGCGGTTTTACCGTGCCAGCCCGCGCGAATGCGGTCCAGCCGCTGCTGGTTGATGGACAGAGCGCGCACGCGGTTCTGAAAATCGGGGAATTTGGCCCAGGTATCCAGCCGCTTGTAAGTGGCGTGTGTGTTGAATTCAGTTGCAAACAGCTCGAAGCCGTCATTATCCAGCGTGGCCGGGTCGCGTGTCTGGCGGTCCTGTACATCGGTATTGGTGCGGCTGGCAATCGGGCCGTCAACGCCTAACAGCAGTTTTTCGCCCTTGAGCTCGTCAACCAGCACCATATTGATCTGTTGTAAAAATGCGCTGCTGTCTTGCACCGTGTCCACCAGTGTTTGCTGTACGCTGGGTTCAACGGCAAAAGATTCACTACCAGCCGGTGCGCCGTTAATCTGCGCCATATCGGCGCGAAACTGTTCAAACGCCGCGCGGGTTTCGTTTCTCATGACTTGCATGTTGGATGCTCCTTTAAATCAAATTCCGTGTTCGTGGGTCGTGGGTCGTTGGTGGGTCAGCAGTTGGCGCGGATATAACCGGACCCACCAGTGGCCACCGGGCGCTTGCTGGGGTTCTGGTCGGTGGCATCAATCTGCTTATATTGCTCTTTGAGCTGTTGCAGATCGGCTTCGCGTTGGTCCTGCGCTTTTTTCAGGTCGGCAAACCCCTGGCGCAATGTTTCGAGCTCGTCGGCCTGTTGCCGGTAGTGCTGCAAGGCCTGCTCGGCAAAGTCGTTGACCACACCGGCTAACTGTGCCACCTGCTCGCTGTTGTCTTTGCTCTGTTTGCCAAAGGTTTGCAGCTTGCTTTTAATGCCTTCCACCAGGCGCGCAAATGTGCCGGATGTGTCGGGCTGGTTGTTGCCTTCATCGTCGGTGCTATTGCCTTCGGGCTCGAGCTCGATCACTGTTTCCAGTGGGCGTGAGGTGAATGCGTGCGGGTTTTTTTCCTGGTGCCGTGAAAACATCAGCATTTCCGTGCCAAGACTCGCCGGGCTGTCGGTGAGTGCAAGCCCCCCTAGGTAAGCCTTGCCGGTTTTGGCAAAGTTGGGCACGATTTCAATCGAAGAATACACTTTTTGCCCTTCGTCATTGATCATATCAACCGCGCGCGGCAGGGCACTCACTTGCGCATACAGTGCCGTTTTTTCTTCGCCGAGCAATTCAAACGGTTCTGTTTTAAGCGCAATCACGTCGCCATAGGCCCCGAGTTCCGAGCTTGGCAATATGCTGCGAAAGTGTTCAACAAACACACGCGAGCCGTACACTTTCGGGTCGTAGATTTCGGCCATGTCCTTGAGGTCTTTGCCGCTGATTTCGCGGCCGTCGATGGTGTCGCCTTCAACCGCTACACGAAACCACTTTGTTTTCCTTGCCATGCTGCTTACTCCGTTTTATGATGCGTTCAAAACACAAAATGCTGTTTGCTGAGCTCTAGGAGCAATCATGGCGGTTTGAATGCCGGCAATCAAAGGCTCAAAAGTTGGCGCGTGCATGTGCCAACTTTCGCCGCGGCGATTTTTGCCTGTTGCCTGCCTATGCTTGGCAGCATGTCCAAGCAAAACAACACCACACCCCCGCAAAAAGCCCAGGCACCGGATAAAGGCACCGAGAAGGGCACCGATAAAGGTCCAGATACCGCGCTGCGCACACGGGCGCGCTCGATGTATTGGCAGGGCTGGCGCATTTCGCACATTGCAGCGCATCTGGACATCCCACGCAGCACCGTGCAGACATGGAAAGTGGCTGAGCGCTGGGACCATGCCGCACCGTTGGATAGGCTGCAGGGCTCGTTAGAGTTGCGCCTGGCCATTTTGTATGCCAAAGACCCTAAAACCGGTGGCGATTTTAAAGAGATAGATTTATTAGGCCGGCAGGTTGAGCGCTTTGCGCGGGTAGGGCACTACCAGCAAAGCGGCAAAGCCTCTGACCTCAACCCCAATTTAAACGCGCGCAACGAAGTGGCACACCGCCCGGGCCGGCGCAAAAACTGGTTCAATGAAAAACAAATCAACAAAATCCGCGAAGCGTTCACAGCGGCCAATTTTGACTATCAGCGCCGCTGGTGGGAAATGCGCAACCAGCGCACGCGCATGATTTTGAAAAGCCGCCAGATTGGCGCGACATGGTTCTTCGCACGCGAAGCGCTGTTAGACGCCATAGATACCGGCCGCAATCAGTTGTTTCTCTCTGCCAGTAAACGGCAATCCATGGTGTTTCGGGGCTATATTTTAGAGCTCGCGCAAAGTGCGGCCGATGTGAAACTGACCGGCGAAAATATTGTGCTTGGCAATGGTGCCGAGCTGATTTTTTTAGGCACCAATTACCGCACCGCGCAGAGCTACCACGGCAATCTGTACTTTGACGAATTTTTCTGGGTGAACCAGTTTGAAACAATCAACAAAGTGGCGCGCGGTATGGCAAGCCATAAGGTGTACCGCAAAACCTACACCAGCACCCCCAGCGCGCAAAGCCATGAGGCCTACCCACTGTGGACCGGGGAAGCGTACAACAAAAAGCGCACGCCGGAACAGCGCGTGACGATTGATTTAAGCGACGCTGCACTGCGGGCCGGTGTGCTCGGTGGCGACAAAATCTGGCGCAACAAGGTCACCATCTTTGACGCTGAGGCCGGCGGCTGCGATCTGTTCGATATTGACGAGCTGCGCGATGAGAACAGCCCCGACGAATTCGCCAACCTGTACGAGTGTGAATTCATTGACGATAGCCTGTCGGTGTTCAGTTTTGCCGAGCTCAAACGCGCGATGATTGACGCCGACGTGGAGTGGCACGATTACCGGCGCTACAGCGAGCGGCCTTTTGCCAATATGCCGGTATGGGTCGGGCAGGATGCAAGCCTGGGCGGGGATAACTCATCTGTGGCTGTCATTGCGCCGCCCGCTGCGCCCGGCGGTAAATTCCGCCTCTTGGAGCTGCTATCGATGCGCGGCGCAAACTATGAAACACAAGCCGAAACACTGCGGCGCATGACCCAAAAATACAACGTACAGCATATGGCGCTGGATGTGAGCGGCGGCCATGGCAGTGCCGTGCATGAGCTGGTGGTGAAGTTTTACCCGCGCGCCAAGGGGTACACCTACGATCTGGATTTTAAAAACCGCATAGTGCTCAAGGCGCAAAGCATATTTCACAAAAGCCGCTTTGAAATGGATGCCTCTGAAACCGATCTGGTTCGCGCGTTCCTCTCCATTCGCAAAACCCTCACACGCAGCCAGAAAAGCCTGACGTTTGAGGCCAGCCGCAACGATCAAACAGGCCACGCGGACGCGGCCTGGGCAATCATGCACGTACTGATTAACGAGCCGCTCGACGAAAAAACCGTCGGGCGCAAACGCTCATTCATGGGGATTTATTGAACATGGCAAAAAACCGCAACCGCCGCAACGTTCGGCACACGCAACCGGCACCGGTCCAGCACACCGCAAGCCGCCAGGCCAAGGCCGATTTTTTCACGTTCGGGGACCCTGAACCAGTCCTTGAAGGAATGCGCGGCATCTGGAATTATGTTGCGTGCGGGGACAACGGCCGCTGGTATGAGCCGCCCGCTTCGTTTGAAGGCCTGGCGCGTTCGTTTCGCGCCAATCCGCACCATGAAACCGCGTTACGCTTTAAGCGCGATGTGTTGGTGCGCTCCTTCATACCGCACCCCCTGTTGGATGAGGAAACATTCAGCGGTATGGCGCTCGATTATCTGATTTTTGGCAATGCTTACCTTGAGCGCCGCCAATCCAGAACCGGCCGCTTGCTTGAGCTCAATCACCCGCTGGCGAAATTCATGCGGCGCGCTTCTGATCTGGAAAACTTCATCTATCTGCAATACGGCACCGGCACCCCATGGCTGCGCTCATCCATCTATGAGCCGCACGCGTTCGAGCCCGGCAGTGTGTTCATGCTGCGCGAGCCCGACATTAACCAGGAGATTTACGGGCTGCCGGGGTACTTGAGCGCGCTGCAAAGTGTCTGGCTCAATGAGGAGGCCACGTTGTTTCGCCGCAAGTATTACAAGAACGGCAGCCACGCCGGCTTCATTCTGTATGCCACTGACGAAACGCTGGAAGATGCCGACATCGAAGCACTCAAACAAAAGCTCAAAGAAAGCAAGGGCCCGGGCAATTTCCGCAACCTCTTTTTATATGCGCCGAAAGGTAAAAAAGACGGTTTGCAGCTCATACCGGTGGGTGAGGTGGCGGCAAAAGATGAATTTAGCAACATCAAAAATATCAGCCGTGACGACATACTGGTACCGCACCGCGTACCACCGCAGTTGCTTGGCATTGTGCCGCAAAACTCGGGCGGCTTTGGCTCCATCAAGGATGCTGCGCAGGTGTTTTTGACGCTCGAAATTATGCCGATTCAAAACCGCATGAAAGCCCTGAACAAGTGGTTAGGCGTTGAAGTGGTGCGGTTCTTCACAGTGAAAGAGATATTGCAGTGGCTGGTGGACAGCTCGCAGGATGGTTCGAGGAGTGCTTGATTTTTTATCAGTAAAGGAAAGGTGGATTTTATGAAACTATTGTGTATCAATATGAAAAACAAACTGCTTAAAAATAAATGCCTGCGCGCCGTGCTGCGCTGTCTTGGGGTAAAGGTGCCGCCGCTGCTGTTATGCGTGGGGGATTCACTGACGCGCGGCTCGCCAGGTAACACCGGCTATCCCGAATATTTGCAGCAGATTACCGGCTGGTTAACGGTCAACGCAGGCAACCCGGGGGAAGCCTCAAACGCGACGGATGCCCGTTTTTTAAGTGAGCTCAAAAAATATCGACCGGATCTGGTGTTGTTGTGCATTGGCACCAATGACCACACGCTGGGGATTAAGCCGGAATTTACGCAAGGTTATATTCAGAACATGGCTGATAAAGCCCAACGCCAAGACATTAAGCCGGTGGTGATTGCCACGCCCGATTACAGCAACGGTATACCAATCAGCCAGGCTAAAGACAACCCGATTTATGACACGATGTTTAACCCCATTCGCAGCGGGTCGTATCACCCGCACGTGATTGAACGGGTTCTGGCCGGCGTGATGGTTCAGCCGGATATGCGCGCCGATGATGTGCATTTGAACGCCCAGGGATACTACGAACTCGCGCAGCATATTGCCGATGAGGTGAAGGCCGCCGGGCTGGTGAATGCCTGAGTACATAACGCAGCATGAACAACGCCGGCAGGGTGCCGGCGTTTTTTTATGAGTGGTTTAATAGGTCAGCTCTGCGTGGTTTCCAGCCGCTTGCAGGCGATTTTAAAATAATCGGGGTGCATCTCTATGCCGATGAATCTGCGCCCGCTCTGTACGGCCGCTACGCCTGTTGTAGCGGCTCCCATGAACGGGTCAAACACGGTACAGCCCGGCGGGCAAATGGGCATGAGGTCGGCCATGAGTTGCAGGGGCTTTTCGGTTTGATGCAAGCGCTTGCCGGCAGCCGGTGCCGAGTAGTTGAAAGCGCCGGGCAGCGGGGCTTGCGTAAAGTCCTGTTTCATCGGGCCCTTGGTGCCCCATACAAAATATTCAGCCGCCGCGGCAAAGCGCCCGCATTGCCGGCGGTGGTTCGGTTTGGTCCACGGGCACACGCCGCGCCAGATAAACCCGGCGGCTTGCAAACAATCGGTGGCAGCAGGCAGTTGGCGCCAGTCGGTAAACGTGAGCACCGGCGCGCCGCCCGGTAGGCGCTGCCAGGTGCGCGATAACCAAAGCGTTGACCAGAAGGCCCAGCCGCGCGCGTCGCGGTTGTCGCCGATGATGTCAATACCCACCAGCGCTTGCACTTGCCCGCCGTCTTTGGTTTTGCCGCCGCCCATGTACTTTTCGCCCGAGCCGCGCGAGCGGTCGGAACGAAACGCGCCGCCGCTGGAATAAGGCGGGTCAGTGATGAGCGCATGAAAATCGTCAACCTGGGCAATCAGTTCCAGACTGTCGCCGCAATACAGCACGGCGTTACCGATGGTGGCTTTTTGAGCTCGGGGCATGGGGGATGTCCTTTGGCAGTTGCGCGCGCTGGCGCTCTGGTAAGGGACCCATGGTCCGCAAGTTGTTCAGTGTGCGGCAGCGTGGGCATTTAATCTGCAATTCGAGATAACTGCCTTCGCCGAGCTTGCGGTTGCAAAAACCGCAACGGATTTCATTTGTTGTAGTTGGCATACTCTAACCTTTACCCACACACGGCACGGGGGCTGCCGTGTGTGTTAATCTAATGCCCGCCCTCTAGGGTGGCGGGCCTTTGCTGGGTGCAGGTAAGAGCTGCATTCGGGGGGCCGGGTCGGTGGTGCACCACCTCTTAGCCTTGCCCGTCTTTTTTTACTTCAAAAGTGCCTTGATTGTGGCAAGCCCGCGCGGCTGTGTCACGCGCGCAGAAGTTGGCGCGCATCTGTGCCAACATCGCACTGCACACCCTGACCAGGCGGGGGCCCTAGAGACGACGCCGGCAACCATGGCAACACCCCCAAATAAACACCATATAAAGCCCTTTCCTGAGCTCCAAACAGATCTGCAGCATAACCCCAGCCGGCACCGCGCCCGGTCGCACCTGCGCGCCTGCAATGCGTCCTAAAGCCCATGGCTGAGGTCGCCCCCTGTGGCCTTTAAAAAAATAGGGTGTTTCACCCTTCGGCGCGCCATGGCTACCCCGCCGCCCCCCCGTTCTAAATGTATTAAAAATGACGACGCTGTCGAAGCCCCTCTGAGATTGTGCTGTACAGGCTTTGCGCTTGATTTTGCACCCCAAAAAAGTGACGGGATATGACGGGCAATGACGGGATTTGACGGGGCATAACAGAGCAGGGCAGTAAGGGGGTTCAGGCAGGGAATGAGGAGGGGTAAATTTCTGAGGACAGGGGGGGCTCGGGAAAAGGGTAACTTGAAATTTTTTAGCCATTTTTAATATATAACATGTTGATTTATAAATGTTTTTTTAATTACCCTGAGTAGGTATTTTAGGGTACTTTTTAATTACCTTTTAAAAAAGTTATTTAAAATCAATGAGTTATAAATAGGGTTGAGTACCTTGTTATACAGTCATTAAATTACCTTTACATTACCTTAAAAATACCTTTTGTAAAAATGCTGAAAGCCGCATTAGTACACGCTTTCAAGATAATTTTTCTTGCTCATTACCTTAATTACCCTTTTCCCGACCCCCGCCCAATTTTAGAAAACGGTCATTTTTAGGGACGGTTTTACCCTGTGGATTCGAGCTCCGGGCAGCAACCAGGTCAGCTCCGACGGCATGTGTACGGTACACGTTGTATGCCGTTTGCACCAGGCGTCAACGGGTCTGGCCATGCCGGCATCTTAGATAGTTGAGTGTTTTAGTGGGCGGCGCGAATTCGGTGCGAATTCGGTGCGAATCCGTAGACAAGTCCAGACAACCCCAAAAAGCTAAGTGGTTGATTTATATACTGTCAGGAGTTGTCAGGGCTGGTTATGATTGGTGGAGCCGGGGGGAATTGAACCCCCGTCCGCAAGCCATATTCAGGCAGTTCTACATGCTTAGTGGAATGTTTTAATTCTCGCGACTGGAGCGGGCA